GGAATACACGATGGCATCCACTGTCGTGTTTTCGATTGACACAGCTGAGCCGCACACCCATCCCATTTTGGCGCGTGCGCGTAAGGAAATGTACGATCGCATTTACAATATTATCGGCGTTCCTCGCAGTTATGATGCTTATGTCCACAAGTTGACCACGACTAAGGTTATTGACCTCGGCCCTGGGGCCAGCGGGGTCGCTCGAACAATTCGTAAATTCAATCGTACGCATATGTGTTTTCCGAATTATCTCTCAAAAGATTCACTTGAACTTGCCAAGCTTCGTGTTGGGAAAGTCTCGACGGGTGGCCCGGGTACGACACGGATTGACTGCACCAAACTAGAGAAGTTTGGCGCGATCAATCGTGCCGTGGGTTACCAGGCCAGTACCGCGGAAACCCATCTTTGGAAACAAGTTCTTCCTTTTGAACGTGATGAGCCGCTGCCGTACACCGTTTGTCATCATCGCGCAGGCGATTGTGACTGCGAGGTGATGTGCGTGCCTGCGGCCAACACGTTCATTATCGCCGTTCACTCTTGGTACTATTTTTGTGACGAAGATTGGCTCAACGTGTTTGAGCGCAATCCGGGCGCCCGCCTGTTCGTGGGCACGCATGTCTTCTCTCGAGATTGTGTTTTGCCCGAGGGCGGTCCGCCTGAATATCAAGTCACATTGAATGATGCTGAGCGTGTTATGGTGACCATGTCTCCCGCTTGTGGTTCTGGCGACAGTTATGTGCACCGCGACACCACCAAGTTCACGCGCGGTTTTGTCGTCGGCCGTCTTGGCCAAGCGAGCCGCTTTCGCGTGACCCTGGCGCGTGAAGTCTTTTATGACCGCGCTACCCACACGAAGTTGCTGGAATTCAAATTTGAGCGGGTGACAAGCGACTCGCGTGAGCAATTCCCTCGGTGGGGGTGCACGCGCGCCCCGGACGGGCCGGATTTTCGTGTGGGTGCGGGCCCGGACGAGAGTCCCGAGCACCCATACCCATTGGGCCCACCGAGCTCGCTCGAGATCCGGGGTGTGTCGATCACACTGGGTTTGCCGGTGAACTTGATGCTCCGCTTGGTGCGGGACGCCGCTGCCCCTCGTCCTCAAGTTCCCGCCGCGCATGCAATCGCGGCGAGTCCACCGATGTCGATGACGACGCCGCCTACCGTCATCGATGGCGTCGGCCCGGCGACCGCGACGTCCACGTCTGCCGACCCCGTCTTGACCCAAACACCGGCGCTGCCGTGTTCTGTTCCGACGCACGATTGTGCGCCAAGCGACGCGACCTCCTCCTTGAGCGATCGAGCTTGCGACTCGCAGTCGCCGTCTGCTGGTTGGAGGGATGTGACGGGTGTTACCGATGTGGCACCGCGCCCGCATGGTCTTATGACCTTGTCCTCCCAAACGCATCTTGGGTCGCCCATTTTGAGCGCGCCGGCGGCCGCATGCGGCAGTCCGACCGATCCGATTGTGACCCCCGTCGTGTTTACCGGCAATTCGCTTGGTTCGAGCGTCAACCCGAATTTTGGCTGCCAACCGACGGGCTCGGGCTTCGGTCAAGATGTGCAAAGTTTGTGGCCTGGGCTCGCGCCTGCCCTGGCGCTGATGAACACGGCAACACCGACTGTCTTTGCGGGGTTACCCCCGGCACCTGCTTTGTATGCGCCGATGGCGTCGCTGCCAACGCCCGAGCACGTCTTTGGCCCGATGGGGTCGTTGGGTGGCCGCGCGTCCGTACCCGCGCCCAGCGCTTGCAATGGCGTGGGCGGAGTGTTGCTGCAGCCAGGCGCCGCGAGCGTTCCCGGGCACGCCGCCATGCCCCACGTTCCGTTTTGGTACCCCCGCCAATGCGCTCCGGCGCTCACGTGTTGGTACGACCCGGCAGTCTATGGGGGCTCGACGTCGATTATGGCGCCACGGGAAGTTAGCCAGACCCGGAGTGCCGCATCGTTTACCTCGGCTCGAAGTAGCACCGCTAGTAACATTCGCATGCACGCTGCCATGTTGCGCCAGCGAGAAGCCGCGCTACGCGTAGCGACGGTGACTACAACCAGCAGCGCCGAGCCCGTGCGTGAGTCCGCTGTCCCAGCCGACCCCGCTATTGTGCACGTTGGACCAGTCACGCGCGCTACAGTGCCGGTGCTTGCCGCTGATCTTGCCGTGCCAGTTTCCACCGTTGGCGCTGCCGCTGCTGTTCCCCCTGTTGCCGTCGAGGCTGTAGCCCATGCCGGCGATGCTCACGTCCACGGTGTTGCGGAGGAGTTTGGTGTGCCGGAAGGCGACATCGACCCGGCCGTCGCCCTTGACGAGTACCAGCGCGGTGTCCTGGCGGCCTATGGATCGCCGGGGGAGGATAATGTTTCGCACGAACCTATCGTTATGCCGCTTTATCCCCCGTGTGGTCATCGCCTTAGTGCGACGAGTTGGCTCGGGATAGAACGGAATTTCCGTGGGTACTTGCGGTGCCCTCAGTGCCGCGCTTATGTGCACTATCTCAACTTGTCGCCGTATCCTGTTGGCCATGCTCGTCGTCCGCCGATGTATGTTCCTGGTGACCCTCAGGAGGCTGATCAAGCCGGCCTGGGCCCTGAGGACGTGCCCGATGACGCCCCGATGGCGCCGCAAGCTCCCGTTGTCGGCCCTGTTCAGGCTGCGGTTGTAGTCGCGGTGGCCGGCGGGCCTGCGGTGCCCACGGATGCGCTCATGATGGCTGGGGCTTTTGTATTTTGGGTGCTCATTGCGCTGGTTGTTTCCGTCATCCTCGGCAACATTTCGCGCGGAGTTGCTCACGCCGCGGGGCTGTACGTTGTTAAACTCATGTTCGACTCTGGGCCAATACTTGGACAAATTGTCATCGTTTTCCTACCTGCGTGGCGTTTTGCGGTCGCTGTGGTTGCCCACCAGACGCGTGGTGTGCGTGATCGCATTACGTGGGTCCTGGACTGTTTCGCCGCCATCGCCGCGTATGAGTGGGGTGTGCCCGGGGCTGCAGTGCCCGGCACTGACAGTGTCCTTTGTGCTTACCAGGTTGCGACTCTTCGGTCGTATGGCGGGTTCGCGGCGTTAGGCTACGTGGTCCTGGGTATTGTCTATGGGATGAGCAAGACGTCGTTTCTGGCCGTGTTCGCCCTCGTTTACGCGTACCCTTTGTACGTTTGGTTGCGGACGTCCGATTTGGCTGCGACCGTTGAAGTTGGTCGCTCCGTATTAGTCAACCGCGCACCAGCGTACTTGCGACGCGTTCGGGAGAGCTGGAATGGGTATCGCGGTGTGATCCAGCCGTTGGACTTACAGACGGTCGATCCGCTAGTGCGCGTCGCAGCTGCTGCGCATGTTCGTTCAATGGCTGTTGCGGCTGCGCGACCTGGTGCTACTGTTTCGGACATTGCTGAACGTGCGTTGACGTCGTCATCGTCGCTTGCAAACCATAGCGTCGCCATTCCAGCGCGGGATCGCGTGCCTGGCCAACGATACGCCGATCAGTTTGAGGCAGACGGTGGTGCCTTGAGTACGGCCATTCTCAACGCCGCAGGGCATCAGATGCACCGCGAGGTGGCGTCGGCGCAAGAGACGGCCGAGGTCCTGTTTGCTCATGTGGCATCTGTGGAAGCTTCGTCACGACGTGGGTGTCGGTGGGGCCGCAAGATTGCTACTTTTCTTGCCTTGGCGTCCAGTTTCGTGGTGATCATGTTTGCGATCGACGTCTTTCTCGCGATCCCGTTTGGTGTTTCTGCTCAGGGCTTGACGCGCAATGTTTTGCGTGGTTCAAAACTTGATGCCTCACCTGGGCACCACCAGCCCGTCTTTGTGCCGCTTGCGTGCACGTTTGACGCGCCCGACTTTTGCG